TTGTAAATCTAACAAAAAAAAGAACTTGTTTGTATATGAAATGAAAAGCGGCGCTTGTATAAAATAATTTGCATGAAACAGAATTCATGCAAAATTTATTACTGTTACAAGGCGACTAACGATGTGAATGGAAAGGTCTACATTGGATTTGCCACTGATCCACAAAAGAGATGGCGTCAACACAAAGCCGATGCCATCAAAGGGCGTGGTTACATTTTTCATAAAGCCATCCGAAAACATGGATGGGAGCATTTTCATTTTGAAGTCATTTGTTGTAGTAAAGATAAGGTGGCAATGCTTGAATTTGTGGAGCCGCTATTGATTGAGCAGTACCATAGCAGTATCGGCCAAAATGGATATAACATGCACCGAAAAGTAATGGGTGCTTCTGGTCGAAATGTTGATGTTCGTGGACACAAAGGCCGACCACTATCTGAGGATCACAAACGAAAAGTTAGCGAATCATTAAAAGGCAATCAGCGCCGTCGAGGATGCAAAGATTCTGATGAGACACGTAAACGAAAGAGCGAAGTCCTCAAAGGAAATTTACGCAGTCTAGGCCGGGTCCAACCGCCTAAAATTAGGCGAGAGATTAGTGAGGCAAGCCAGCGGATGTGGGACAGACGACACAAAACCGGAATGAATCCTTTCAGTAAAGTCACACCAGATATAGTTCGTGAAATACGGAGTGACTATGCGAAAGGTGGAATCTCGCAATCACAATTAGGACGAAAATATGGTATCACCCAATCGTCTGTTGGTGATATAATAAACTTTGTGACTTTCAAATGGGTGTCAGAAAATGCTGGAACGATTGATTAAGTGGATTGCTGCCGCCGAAATTGGTCACTTGGGAAGAATGTTCCTGTTAGGTATGTTCTTTCTGGCCGTAGGACTGTCGATATTTTACGGCATCGGTGTTGGCTTTATCACGTTTGGTTTGGGAATCATCATCTATTGTCTGTTCCGTGGAATTGAAGAAATAGCGTGACAGCATCAATGAAGATACATAAAAAGAAAACGTCGAGAGGCATGGTCTATTTTGCCGAAGGCCATGTTGACAAGACTGACTTTGCTGCTGCTGTGTGTCAAATCCGCAAGACGGCATCGGTGTTGCCGTGTGACATCCATTACATGCATTCCGATATCGAGAAGGGCCGGTACGGAATCGGTAGACGGTTTTGGAACGGCAAGATAAAAAATTCTGAGCCGGTCACTGTCTGGATACAAGGATTGTCCTGCTTTTCTTCGCGCTCGGTGGACAGGCGCGGCGGCTTGACGAATTTCAATTCGATGGTAGACTAGTTCCAGTAGCACGAAAGGAATCCGTGCCCATGAACTAGAATGCCGAACGAATACTCCGCAACAGAACAGCCTGATCCAATTCAAAATACTAAACCTGCGGTTTGGGAATTGGTTTTGCAGGATATGGAAATTCTTGCTAAAAAAATTATAAACCGAGAAATTCAAAAAAAGCGCCGGACTAATCCGTTTGTAAAAGAAAAAGAACGGAAGGCTTCTTTGTTGTATTACACAAAAAACAAAGAGAAAATTACAGAGCGGCGTTCTACCCCCGCAAGCAAAAAAACTCAAACAAAATTCTAGACTGGTGCAGAGATATGGAATCACACTTCATGATTTTGACTCTCTATTTAAAAAACAAAGTGGGCAGTGTCCTATTTGCAAAGAAGAGTTAATTCTTGAAGCACGAGGTAGAGAACGGGTTTGTGTGGATCATAACCATAAAACTGGGTTGGTTCGGGGTTTGCTGCATGATCGTTGTAATGTAGCAATTGGGCTTCTTAAAGACGATCCAACAGCTTTCATAATGCGGAAAATTATCTAAAATGAAACAAAAACAAACAATAGAACAAGTAGAGCGTGTTAAAAAAGACATGCGAGATCGTGACACCTGGGGCCGCAGTAAGTACGGAACTCCCCTTCAGCCTTTCAATGGCCGTGATGCGCTCACAGACACCTATCAGGAATTGTTGGATGCGTGTGTCTACATGCGCCAGCTTTTGTTTGAACGGGACGGAAAATGAGTAAACTCTGTGAGGTAGTCAAGAGCCTTTGCAATGGTGGTTAAATTGTCTTTGAAAAGTCCAAGCGCACTGTTACAATGTCTACAAAGTAATCCTCGAACCTTTCCAGTTTCGTGGTTGTGGTCTACATGCGGCGAACCCATTAGATCTCCACAAATACGGCAAACCCCTTGTTGTTCATTCAGGAGTCGAAGGTAATCGTTGTATGAAAAATTTTTTATACCGTTCTGTCTCCATCGGGTCTCACGGTAGGCTTTTGGATTGCGTTGGTGCCGTTCTTTATTTTTTTGGGAAAGCTGTTCTTTGTTTGTCTCGTAATAAGTTTTGGCATACAACGCTCGCTTTTTCTTGTCCTGTTTCTGCCGCCAGAGTCGAAGGTAATTTGGATCTTTCACTGACGACAAGTCTGTGTACTTTTTGTTCATAGTGCATGTATTTAGGATTGAAATATCATGAAGTTGTCAACCGAGACTTTAACAATTTTGAAAAATTACGCTGCCATCAATAAAGGCGTAGTCCTGCATCCGGGAAACAAGTTGTACACCCGGAAAGAATCGCTCATTGCCGATGCCACCATTTCCGAAGAATTTGAAAAGGAAGTTGGTATCTTCGACCTCAGTCAGTTACTCAACATTATTGGCCTGTACAAAGATCCTGTCTTGGACTTTGGTGACGACTGTCTCCGCATCGCAGAAACCGATGGAACCGTAGAGACGAAGTATGTCTACGCTGCACCGGGCATCGTCTCAGGCGGCAACATTCCAAAGAAGAAGCTCATGGAAGTCCCGGAAGACGTGATCGACTTCACGCTCACGGAAGAGCAGTGGAATAAGTTACAGAAGGCTATCACGATCCTGTCTCTGACCGAAATCAAAATTACATCCGATGGAAAGACAGTTCGCATCGGCACAGCCAATCACAAGAACGAGCAAGGCAACTCGACATCCATTGTTCTTGAAGCCGATCCGCACGGATTGCAGTGTAAGATGATCTACAACCGTGATGACATGCAGTTGTTGAAGGGTTCGTACAAAGGCACTGTGACTCCTTTGTTCACCATCTTCAAGAATCAGGAATACGACTTGACCTACTTCGTTGGTGTAGAACCGACTACAAGCACATTCGGCAACAACTAACTATGGAACATGTAATTTGGGCGGAGAAATACCGCCCACATAACATCGTAGATTGCATTCTACCAGCCGCTCTGAAGACCACCTTCCAGGAGATTGTAGATTCTGGTGTAGTCTTAAACATGATCTTTGCTGGTAGGGCGGGCGGCGGCAAGACGACAGTGGCCCGTGCCATCTGTGAAGAACTGGACATCAGTTACCTTTTGATTCCGGCGTCCGAAAGTGGAATCGACACTCTCCGTGGAGACATTCGTGAGTTTGTCTCGACTAGAAGTTTTGATGGCACTAGAAAAGTTGTCATTCTTGACGAAGCCGACTATCTGACCAATGCTACACAACCGGCACTGCGTAGCTTCATTGAAGAGTTTGCTGGAAACGCAGCGTTCATTCTAACTTGTAATCATCCGAATCGCATCATCCCGGAATTGCATTCGAGAGCGCCGGTCATCGAATTTGTGATCCCGAAGGACGAAAAGAACGACTTGCAAAAGCAGTTCTTAAAACGTCTGCGTATGATGCTCGATACGGAAGGGATTGCTTACGAACCACAAGTCCTGGCGCAATTGATCGTGAAGTACTGGCCTGACATGCGCCGGGTCATCAACGAACTTCAGAAGTACTCCAAGCAAGTCAAGAGAATTGATTCCGGCATCATGGAGCTAATTCAGGACGCTCCGGTGGCCGACTTGTACAAAGCGATCCAGGCCCGTAACTTCAAAGTGATGCGGGAATGGTGCGCCGTCAACAACGACAATGACTCTGTGCGTGTCATGCGTAAAATCTACGACACCATGTACAACGTCTTTGAGAAAGAATGCATCCCGGATGTTGTGCTCTTGATCGGTAATTATCAGTATCAAGCGGCGTTTGTTCAGGATCATGAAGTGCATCTGGCAGCGTTCCTTACCGAACTCATGCAGATCGCCAAGTTTACGAAATGAGAACTGCAAGCACGTCTTTTCTTGTTAGAAATAACAAGCCCCATCATTCTTGCAGTTCTCATAGGTTGTAGCATGATAACGAAAAGCGACGAAGCTCTCAAGCTGTGGAATCAATTGTGCGATGAGTTTGATGACTTTTGGTCCGACGCAATGGAAGACCTAGAAGGTATCACCATCGACGGCAGCGACTACGCCTATACAGTGAACTGGACATACTTCTGGACCGGCGACAACTACGTACTGTTTCCATGCACAGAGAGGCAGTTACTAAAGGGCCTCAGAGACCAAAAGAAAAAGCAGAAGAAGTACGAGGACGAAGCGGAGGAAGAGGCACAGGACGCCGCTTTGGACAAGTCGTCAGAAAGTGGCACGTGTCTACCAAGCCGATAAAGACAGACATTGACCTTACAACTTAGGAGAATGCATGAAACAGTGGGAATCAAAGTTACTTAACGTGGGCCAGCAGACAGACATCGAAGCTGAACTCAATGAACTTGGAAAATCAGGGTGGCATTTTGCTACTGCCCTTGGCACTCCGTTTGGGGTGAAATTCTTGTTGCATCGTGAGACTGACCGGCAGGTTTCGGACTCCGATGAATTGGCAAAGAAATTTGGGATCTAAGACATGACGAAAAGAAGTTTGGTATACGAAGCAATCGACGGCGAACGTGACTATCAAGATGAACGTTGGGTGGCACGGGCACCAACGTGAAGGCCATTGACATCGTTCGCAAGATCGCAGCTTTGGGTGTGGCTTGCATGGAACAGCATGGCGCACCAGCCCGTAAGAAGAAGGTTTTGCCGTCTCTTGGTGGTTGCCACATCACTACATTACCTTAATGGTTGATTTGAACCCACTCAAAGAGAGAATAGAACTCGCCCTGGCTAACCTGTTGTACGAACCGAATGACTCCATGCTGCGGCATCGTGTGCAGAATGAGGTTGTCTGTGTCTTACGAGACGCACAAGCACGCCGAGAAGTGTTTGACTTTAAGGTGATATGTGACGAGACAAATAACCTACATGGCAGCGATGAATTACATGTGAATGTTTTTCTGAAGCCAGCGTTTTCCGTCAACTTTTTGGATTGGAATTTCGCCATTGGCTTTCCGACTGTGCCAATTGACTATGAAGCCTTCCGGGGGCGAACTGCTTGTGATGTGCGAGGATTAAATGGCCGCTGATTTAGGACTCTATCTCAACTCAATCAACACGACGAAGAAGAACGTGATGCGTGATCTGGAAGCCGACCCGTCCGTGGTCACGCAATACCCCGGCTTCATCATCAACCGGCTGCTGAGTTATCACCAGGATTGTGTCTTGATTGTCAATGCGATCAACAAGCTGCCGCAGCTAGATCCGCAAATGCAGTACGAATTTCTGTTGCACGGCCTGTCTAAAAAGAAACGGTTCTCAAAGCTATACAAGGAAAAGCTGCCAGAAAGCATAGATCTCATCAAGTTATACTACCATTGCAGCACTGCAAAAGCGATGGAAGTAATCGACCTCCATTCACCCGAAGATCTTGAAGCAATCCAGGCGCAGTTGAGTGAGGGCGGGCTGATGAGCAAAAGGAAGAAATAACTCCCTAAAAGAAGGATCATGCTGACCAAACCTACCGCTTTTCTAATTGAGTTTGTATAAATAGGAAACATGGGAAAGCGTACTACTCTTCAGAACGGATACACAAACAACTATTTAAAATTTCATCATGATGATGGTGAGGTTGATCGGCATGGAAGCGCCATTGCGTGGTTTACTTGTATGCTTTGCGATAGCAAGCCATACAAAATTATCACCGCCTCTGTTGTACGAGGAAAGAACAAATCCTGTCGTCATTGCTCGTACAATCTCATGCGAACTTCTCAGCATAGCATCTTAACAAAATATGTCAATAAAGAACCATTAACCCGTGAGGAAATTGATTGGTGTAAGGTTTACAAGAGTGAGGCAAATGTGAAGTGGCATTCTACTCTCGCAGGTCGCTGTAAGCTAATGCTAGGAAACGCAGAGGAACGAGCACGAAAAAAAGAATTGGCGTTTGATCTCACCGAAGACTGGCTGATGTCTAAATTGAAAAGAAGGAAGTGTGAGGTTACGGGGATTGAATTGGATTTTAATAGAGTAAAAGGCTATCGCAATTGCTATACGCCTACATTGGATAGAAAAGATTCAAATAAAGGATACACACAAGAGAACAGTCAAGTCGTTGTTTACATCTAACTTAGCCAAACACACTTTTTCTCATAACGATGTTGTCAAATTTGCCAACAAGTTGGTTGAACATGAAAAGTGAGTTAATCGAAATCTTGCTGCCGAAAGAAGAAACCTTTTTGATTCTCAAAGAGACCCTTACGAGAATCGGACTTTCGAATAAAGAGGGTACAAAACTTTACCAGACTTGCCACATTCTGTGTAAGAAAAAGAAGTATCATGTGGTCCACTTCAAAGAACTTTTCAAGTTGGATGGTCGCCCGACAAATCTAACTGAGACTGACATCTCTCGCCGGAATAGCATCATCAATTACTTGCTCGACAGAAAATTTTTCTCCCTGGCAAGCGGCGAAACGAAGCTGGAGCCGCATCTGCCGCACACAGCAAAGAACGACGATTTCACCATCATCACATACAGTCAACGTGACAAGTGGGAGAGAATCCCCAAGTATGTAATAGGGAATCCTGCCAACAAGAAAAACAAGTCTAAACCAAAGGATTCTCCACAAGACATTCCGAATGTCCATGAAAACTCAGCCGTGGCCGGTGGTACAAAAGCATGAAGCCGTTTTGACTGCTACTGAAACTGTGCTATCCTAGTTCGTGAAGGGAGCAGTTTATGAAATTCACGTTTGAAGGCGTGGAGTATCGGATCGAATTCCAGTACGACACGAAAAAGACCGGCAATAAAAAGGTGCGAAACTACACCACGTGCCGAATCGTGACCGGCAACACGGAGAACCAGCAAATCGTGGCATCCGGTACCGTCGCTCGTTATCACTACGACACGTTCAACAAAGAAGAAGCCCGAAAGTACGCTC